GCAACAGGTGGTCGTGCTATTCTTACAAGTACACCAAACTCAGACGAAGATACATTTGCTACAATATGGAAACAAGCAGAAGATAAGTTTGACGAAAACGGAAATGAGCAAGAAGTAGGACGTAATGGATTTCATAGTTTCCGTAGTTATTGGAAAGAACATCCTGACAGAGACGATAAATGGAAAGAAGAAGAGTTAGGGCGTATTGGTGAAGAACGTTTTAGACGCGAGTATGATTGTGAATTCTTAGTTTATGATGAAACATTAATTAGTTCGTTAATACTTACCGAAATGGAAGGTCACAGTCCGTTAATTAATATGGGACAAACACGTTGGTATAAAAAACCTACACCTGAATTTACATATGCAGTTGCACTTGATCCAAGTATGGGCACAGGCGGAGATAATGCGGCCATACAAGTATTTGAACTGCCTAGTTATGAGCAAGTGGCAGAATGGCAACATAACACTACAGCAATACCAGGCCAAATACGTATACTTGCCGACATATGCAAATATATAGAAGGTGAAACAAAAAATACAAACGGACTATATTGGAGTGTTGAAAATAACGGAATAGGTGAAGCCGCATTGATCGTTATTAATGACTTTGGTGAAGAAAATATACCCGGACTATTTGTAAGTGAACCCATGCGTAAAGGACATGTACGTAAATTCCGTAAAGGATTTAATACTACTCACGGTACTAAGATTACAGCATGTAGTAGACTAAAAACTATGATCGAAAATGATAAAATGAAAATACATAGTAAACCTTTTATATCTGAATTAAAAAACTATGTTGCAACAGGATCTAGTTATCAAGCAAAGCTAGGACAAACAGACGATTTAATTAGTGCAACATTATTAGCATTAAGAATGATGGCAGTACTTAAAGACTGGGATCCTAGAATATACAATACGTTTACACAGGCAGAACAAATTGAAGATTATGATCCGCCAATGCCTATCTTCGTTAGTAGTAGTTATTGATAAATACTTACATGTTAGATTTAGACAATATTGGCGAAGAGCTTTTTAATAAAATACGTGGTAGATTTAAAGAGGTGACTATTGGTGATGCCGAAGGCACTGTAACTAATGTTCCTACGGATGCTAGGTATTTTGATTTTAAATACGATAGCAACAGCAATATAAGTGTTAGTCTAAGTGAAAAAGACGGCGTTGTTGTGATGTACAATAGCGAATTGTTTACTAAAGAACAAAGTATACAACGAAGTAATTGGTATAACTTCTTAAAAGAACTTAGAAGTTTTGCTAGAAAAAGACTTTTAAACTTTGATACTAGAGACATTACAAAGTCTAATTTAAATAAAAGAGATTATAAATATCTAGCAAAAAATTCCGGAGATGACAACATGACAGAATCAAAATTATACGGAACTGGTAGGATCAGTTACCAAAACGTAGATAACGCAAGAATAGTAGTTAAACATACTGAAAGCATAAACCAAGAACGAGCCGGCGGACGCACACAGAAAATTGGAACTATTCATATTGAAAGTGTAGAAGGCGAGCGTTTCAAATATCCATACAAGCATCTTAATGGTGCAAGAGCAATGGCTAGACATGTAGCTGAAGGCGGAAATGCATATGATGATTTTGGTAAGCATATTATTAGTATGTCAGAAGAGCTTAGTAAGCTAAAGAAATTTAAATCACATATGTCAAGAAACGGTGTCATGGCCGAAGGTCTTGCAGAATATAATGATGCAGTAAATGATCGTATTGATACAGTTAAGCGTACAATAGAAACACTACAGCGTAAGAATGTATATGCAGAAGCAGTTGCAAATTTTGAATCAACAATACTTGAAGATGTTCCGGAAGATGTTTCAAGTAATTGGATTGATCAACTTACTATTAGACAATTTAATGAAGAGTTATCAGATGTATTTCCATATATCTATAAACTAGTAAACGAATATACAAAAGCAAAAGAGCTTAGTCCAGAAGATTTATTAGGTGAGAAAAAATCATCACCTGCAGGCGGCCCAGCATGTTGGAAGGGCAAGAAAATTGGTAGTCCTAAAACCAAAATGAAAGGCGGCAAGCGTGTAAATAATTGTGTGCCAGAAGGTACTGTAGAAGAGCTAGAGCAGGGCTTTGAAGAAATGATGGGTCAGTTTGCTGAAACTAAAGATGAAGTAGCAGTACAAGAAGCATATATCAACACAAGCAAAGACGCTATTGAAGTACTAGGTGCATTACGTGGCAAAGGTAAAAAGATTGAACGTGGACAAGATGACGATCAAGGCAACTTAGCAAATCAATACGTAGGCGATACATGGGATGTGTATTCATTTATTGAAGCAAGAACAAGCGGATTTAGTGGACTAGAAAAAAATGCTAAACAAGCAATTGATGCAATGATGAAACTGCGTGGAGAAGCTAAGAAACTAGAAACTGAGACAGGGTCAGGAAAAAATGCTCGCTTTGGCAATCAAATTGTAAACACACTATATCCTGTAATGGAATATCTATATACAACAGACTTTGATAGAACAAAAGAAGATGACACTATGGATGTCAAAATTGACAAAGAAAAAGGCACAATGAGTAAAGATGATGGCACTGAGCCAAAAGAGCAAAAGACTCCACTAGGCGAATTTATTTTAAGTTACTTTGACAAAGAAACAGGCGAATTTCCAAAAGGCGAAACAGCAATACTTACTATGGTCGAGAAAGATTACGGAGAAAAGTTTATTACTCCTGCAAAAGCATTTATTGAAAAGATACAATCAACTGTAGAAGAATACAACATGCGTACACAACCACAGCAAATGGAAGCACCAGATACAGGCGAATACGATAGAATGAGAGAATTAGCTGGTTTGAGATAACCACTGATATTGTTAAATCTTTTTAAAAAAAAGACTTGACAATTATTGTAGCGATGTTATAATAATAACTGTGCTACAAACAAAAGGCACTAAGGTAACATTTTGTTACCTGCACATAGGCAACATATAGGAGGCAAAAACTATGGCATCATTAGCAGAAATCCGAGCGAAGCTCAAGGAACAAGAAGCCAACACTGGCGGTAATAGGTCAAGTGGAGGCGATAACGCAATATTTCCATTCTGGAATATGCAAGAAGGACAAAGTGCAACTGTACGATTCCTTCCAGACAGAGACGAATCCAATACATTTTTCTGGACAGAGAGGCTTATGATTAAGCTACCTTTTTCCGGCATCAAAGGAGAACCTAACAGTAAGCCTGTTCAGATTCAAGTTCCTTGTATGGAAATGTATGGCGAATCATGTAACATTCTAAGTGAAGTGCGTGGTTGGTTTAAAGACGCAAGTCTTGAGGATATGGGTCGTAAGTATTGGAAGAAACGTTCTTATGTATTCCAAGGATTTATTACAGATAATCCACTTTCCGAAGATACTACTCCGGAAAATCCAATTCGTAGATTGATTATCGGTCCGCAAATCTTTCAAATTATTAAACAGGCTCTTATGGATCCTGACATGGAAGAATTGCCAACAGATTATACAGGTGGTGTAGACTTCCGTCTTAATAAAACTAGTAAAGGTGGATATGCAGACTATTCAACATCTAACTGGGCTCGTAGAGAGCGTCCGTTAGCCGATGCTGAAATGAATGCAATTAATACACACGGATTGTATAACTTGTCAGATTTCCTTCCAAAGAAACCTGATGAAATTGCAGTTAAGGTAATGCAAGAGATGTTTGAAGCATCTGTTGACAACCAACCATACGATGCAGAACGTTGGAGTCAATACTTCCGTCCTGCAGGAATGCAAGCAAGGACTGGTGATCCAAATGTTGCAAGTGTTAACGGCACAGCAACTTCAAGAACTGCTGATGCTCCAACTACTCCTGTAGTAGATGCGGCTCCTGCGGCTCCTGTAGCACCAACTCCAACAGCACCAGTTGCTGAAGCAACAGCGGCAGCACCGTCAGGTGATGCACAAGATATTCTTTCAATGATTCGATCAAGACAATCTAACTAAAGAATAAAATAAGTGCTCCTAGTACTTAAACCAGAACAGAGATTCATTGCCATTGGCTGTCAACGTTCTAAACGGTACTAGGAGTATAGCTTTAACAAGGAGTAATTATGGCTAAATCATTTGACGTAAGTAAGTTCCGTAAGGACTTAACAAAAAGCATCTCAGGCATGAGTTCCGGCTTTAACGATCCAACAGATTGGATCTCAACAGGATCATATGCACTTAACTATCTTATTAGCGGAGACTTTCACAGAGGCGTTCCACTAGGTAAGGTAACAGTGTTTGCAGGAGAATCAGGCGCAGGTAAAAGTTATTTCTGTGCAGGTAACATTGTAAAACACGCACAAGATCAAGGTATCTTTGTAGTATTAATTGACTCAGAGAATGCACTTGATGAAAGTTGGCTACAAGCACTAGACGTTGACACAGGTGAAGATAAACTTCTCAAACTTAATATGTCAATGATTGATGATGTTGCTAAAACTATTAGTACATTTATGGCAGACTATAAAGCAATGGACGAAGAAGATCGTCCTAAGGTATTATTTGTAGTTGACTCACTAGGTATGTTACTAACACCAACAGATGTTGATCAGTTTAACAAAGGTGATATGAAAGGTGATATGG